TCGTAAGTCGTTGGTTTTCAACGACTTACGCCGAGAGGACCCCTACGGGGTCCCAACGCTGTAAGTCGCTCAGTATCAGCGACTTACAGAGAGGGAAAGAGACTTAGAAGTCGCCGCAGCAGCCTTCCATGCCATACTCCGCTTGGTCCTCCCAGTAGGTGTCGAGGTAGCGATCTTCCGCGTCCTGGCGGTAGAACTCATTGCGCCCCTCCATGTCGGCGTAATAGTCCTCCTCCTCGCGAGCGCGGAGTTCATCCGACTCCTCGTCGGGCGAGAAGTCGGCGGGTTGTGGGTCGGGCGTGTTGGCGTTCATATTGTCGGCAATAGCGTTCATAGTGGTGAAAAACTCAGTGATTTCGGCGGCGGTGGCGTTCGGAGGCATGGACAGAAGATAGCAAAACCAGCAGCCAACGCAAGCGTTTTTGACGTTTATTTTTATTTATTTTTTCAAAGATTTTTCTTGACAAGTTGTAAGTCGTTGAGCGTCAATCACTTACGCGGAGAGGACCCCGAAGGGGTCCCAACGCTGTAAGTCGTTGTAAGTGATCATTTTCTTGGTTGTGTTGGTGGTGTTTAGTTTAGCGGGGAACGATTACCGTGACGAACTTTGAACCGTCGCGGGATTCGATGTATTGAATTGCTTCCTCTTGTGAGGGGGCTGCAATTTCGATTGGGTATGTGTTGCCGTCAGGCTTGCGGAATAGGAGCAGGTAGATGTTCATGACGGGGACAAGGTAGCATGGAAAGCGGGTTTTCACAAGAACTTTCTGCATTAAAAATGATTTATTTTTCTGCGATTTCGTGAAGATTTTTCTTGACAAGTCGTAAGTCATTGAACGTCAACGACTTACGCCGAGAGGACCCCTACGGGGTCCCAACGCTGTAAGTCGTTGATTTTCAACGAGTTACAGAAGGGCGGCTTGCGCCGAGGTTGTCAAGGTTTTTTTTCGTTTTTTTTTCAGTCAAGAGGCGTGTTCGGATACGCTTGGTAAAAACTTTCCTTTGCTTGCGTTTCCGCTTGCATTTTGTCAAGAAGTTCTTTCGCGGAAATTTCCACAACGCCTTCCAAAGAAGCAAGGAAACTTTTGTTGCTTCCGTTTTCGTTAGTGGCGAAAGCGTGGAGCTTTGGCAAAGGTGCGATTCCCGTGCCGAGATAGATTCCTTTGTTGGTGGCGGTGTTTGCTGTCATGTGGTTATTGTAGTATTTTTTTAGGAGGGTTGCAACAACTCTCTGCATAAAAAACGATTTATTTTTCATCTATTTTTTCAACCGAAACGATTTCATATTCGCAACCTTCAGCCATCGAAGGATATTGTTTGCGGATCATTGCGGCAACGTCTTCGATTGCATAGCGAATGCCGTGCGAATGAGTGATAATCGAATCTTTGCATTGAGCTTTGGGGTAGCGGACGACGACTTGGTATTGGTTCTTCATGCCCAAAGTATAATCTAGGGGCGGGCGATGCGCAACAACTTTCTGCATTAAAAAACGATTTATTTTTCGACGATTTGTGAAGATTTTTGTTGACAGGCCCCCCATTTCTGAAAAAAAGCTCGATCAGCTCAGCGTCAAAGCGGGGGGGGGACACTAATCTCAATCTCCCCCCACCAAACCAACAACACCTTTCCACGCCACACGCAGCGCCGTATCGCGCTCCGCACCAGCACGCCCCCCCCTTTTCTCGAAAAGATTTGCACCGCCCGCAAAACAACTCAAAAAAACCCCAAAAAAATCCCCGAACCCTTTTCCAAAAAACCAACAACAAACGAGTGTAATAGAATACGATGCCAGCGATACGCTATGAAAATATACCAGTCTCTATGCCGCGAAACGATGCTGCGGGTAGAAAATATCTTGCGCCCGCAAACAGTGTGTCAATCGCTCATGGCGCGAAATTAAATCCTTATAGAACTTTTGCGGCAAACTCTGTGCCTGAAATGCGAGTTGCTGGCAGCACCGACACTAAAATAACCATAGCGTTTCCAATGTGCAACAAGTTTGCCAGTGACAATGCTTCTTTTGATTCATACAATTTCGGATCAGGCGTTTTCGCGAATCTTACAGGAACAGGCAACGCAGATATCACAATCGGCGGCAGAATATTCAGTGGATGCTATCTTGATCAGTTGTCTATAGATATCGCGCCATTTCAAGCGGCCACAATGTCAACTTCGTTCACTTGCACAAATCCGCCAACAGGTTTGGCAATGATTTCGGGGCAGAGCACAGGACAAAGCGGTATGAATAGTAAATTCGCATACGGTCATTTCGCAACAATTTCGGGGGCAGATAATTATTCAGATAACATTCACTCTAGCATTTCCTTTTCTCTTGATTTGAAAAGAACCTACTCCTACGCCATCTCCAAAAGAAATCCTCACAGAGTCTTTCTGGATGAAGCTTCAAAACAACTACAAATCAAATCAACAAACATAAAAACATTCGTCAATGAGTCTGGAGCCAATTCTTCTTTTTCTATTGATTTAAAAAACGAATCTGGACAGCTCATTTTGCCATCAGGAACACTGTCAACTTCTTCTCGCGGCGTAGTAAACGCGCAGAATCTGTCGATATCGCCACCAAATATTTTAATGGCAGATGTGACTATTGACGAAATCTTAATATAAACAAGTGTAATCAATACAGATGCCCAAAAAAAGATTCAACAACGCTGATTCGGTTGATATTCGTCTCACTCCATCGAGCAAAATCAAAATAAAAAAAAGAAATTTCAAACTGACCCCGAAACAAATCAAGCTTTTGGGTATAATCTTAGATCCCGAAAACAAAATCATTTTCATATCTGGAGCTGCGGGAACTTCAAAGACTTATATGGCTCTCTGCGCTGCGATTGAGATGATGTCGGAAGATTCCGAAAAAGAGCTTATCTATATTCGCAGTATCATTGAAAGCGCAGATAAAGGACTCGGCAGCTTGCCAGGAGATATCTCTGAGAAATTCGATCCGTTTTTGATGCCGCTATACGATAAGCTCGAAGAAATCGCAGCGCCTCAAGATGTGGCGCATCTTAAATCAATTGGACGAATCAGCGCGATGCCCGTGAACTTTTTGCGTGGTGCGAGCTGGACTAACAAGATTATCGTCGCCGACGAATCTCAAAACTTCTCCATCAAAGAACTTATTACATTGATTACAAGAATCGGCGAAGGTTCCAAGATTATTATTTGCGGCGATAGTATGCAAAGCGATATTGGAAAATGCAGATCTGGATTTACGCCTATGATGCATACGTTCAGTGATGAAGAAAGCAAAAGCAGAGGCATTCAAACGTTCGCTTTTACTCAAGAAGATATCGTCCGCAGCGAAATCTTAAAATTCATTGTCAAAAAGCTTGAACAGGCAGATTTTCAAGTGTAATTAACTACGACAGGGCTTCGCAACGCTCGCAGCGAAATGCAGATAAACAGAGGCGATCCCCCTGTTTTTTCGTGCTTATTTTTATATTGATTTTTTACATTAAAAGTCATACTATTTAGCATGAGCATTACTTACTGTCCCGATTGTGGGAAGAAGCATGAATATAATTTTGCGAAGCCGAACTTCTGTTCGAGCTGCGGCTTATCTTTCGGAGCGTCTAAGCCGAAAACGATCAATAAAGTCTCTGCCAAAGAAGACGACTTTGACGAAGAAGATTTCGAAGGCGACGACGATTCTTTCTCGAACGCCACCAGCGTTCCTCATATCAGAAAAATCCAAGTAGATATAGAAAGAGATGAAGAATACAACACTTTTGATCTTGGCTCTATTATCGGCGGAACATCTTCCGCATCGTCTAGGACTTCACCCCCCAAAAGAAGATCAAGCTCTGTATCTATCGAAGACTTCAAACAAAACAAAAGATAAGTGGAGGAGCCTAAACAAAAAACATATGAAGAGTGTTATGACATTATTGACACTGTTGTTTCAAAATATCAGAACAAGTGGAGACTCGACGCAATCAACTGGTTTGACTTTGAAGATGTAGCTCAAGTTGTTAAAGCTCATATTTTTAAAAAATGGCACATGTGGGATCAATCGAGACCCCTAGAGCCGTGGGTTTCTAGAGTAGCTTCTCATCAAATTAAAAATATAATACGCAACAATTATACCAACTATGTCAAGCCGTGCATGTCTTGCCCGCACAATCTTGGCGACACGCTATGCAGTTTAACCAAGTCTGGCGTTCAAAATTCTTCGTGTGCGCTTTATGCCAAGTGGACTAAATCCAAGCGTCAAGGCTACGGCATCAAAATGCCACTATCAATAGAAAGCCACACACAAGAACTTCATTCGTTTGTTGATTCGAGTATTGATTTTGATAAATCTATAGAAAAGTTGAACGTCATTCTCAAAGAGCGGCTTTCTGCTGAGCATTATCGAGTTTATATTATGTTATTTTTTGAAGAATGTTCGGAAGAAGAAGTCGCCAAATACATGGGCTACAAAACTTCTGAAAAGCATCGCGTAGCTGGATACAAGCAGATTAAAAATATCAAAAAAATGCTAAAAGAAAAGGTCGAAGCTATTATCAGCCAAAATGATGTTATTTTATGAGTTTAACTAGCGAACAGCAAAGCAAAGTTCAAGAGGCGTTCGTTCGGAATCCCGATTTGAATGAAATTGTCAAGAGCGTATTCGACAACCCCCAGCTTGACGGTCGTTCAAAAGAAGGACGAGAAATCAGAAGATATCTGATAGAGTCTGGCATGAAGTTTAGCACTGCTCGCCGCGAAAAAAAAGAGGACATCGTATTCTCTGAGCAGCAGAAACAGTTTATTGTAGAACAGGCCAACTCTGGCTTGTCTTCTTTGGCGATTGCTGAGTTGCTTTTTCCAAAACAAGAGATCAAGCCTCTCTCAATGGAGCAGAGAGCCGTATTCTCGCTCATGCGAGAGATCAACCCTGACTACAACCCATCTCAAGACACAGACGCTGTGCTGTCAAGCTACGTCGCTCCGAAGGCGGCGGTGCGAGTCGTGAAGAAAATCAACGATGCAACTGGTAATATTTTTGAGGAGGATAAGATTAATCGCCAGCACAGGATTTGTGTGGAGAAATTGACAATAAATCTCAATAACTCGCGGTTCGTGAAGATCATGAACAATTACACAGTGAAAGACGATAGAGAATTGTTCGAGCAGGAATTTATTCGATTAACTTGGGACAAACCCGATTTGACTCCTGACGAAATCAATCTCTACATGAACGTGTGTAAAGAAATTATTAATCTTGAGGTGATTAGTAAGCATTTGAACAAGTTGAACGATATGTTTGATATCGCCAACGATCAAGAGGAGATGAGTATTAGATTGGCGGAAATTATTAAAGCCAAAAGTTCTGAATATCATCAATGCGAAACAAGAATCGAAAACTTGACCAAAAAACTTCAGGGAGACAGATCTTCCAGAATGCAAAGCAAGCATAAAGAAAATGCTTCTCTTTTGGCTCTAGTGCAGTTTTTCCAAGACGAAGAGGAGCGTAACAATATGGTTCATATCGCCGAAATGCAAAAGCAGCTCGTTTCAGATGAAGCGAACAGATTAGAAAGAATGGACGAGTGGAAAGCTCGTATTCTTGGCGTATCTAAATACGATGTCATTTAATTGTAAAGAATGCTCAGAATCATTTGATTCATTAAAGAGCTTGCACCATCATTTCAAAAAGCATGATTTGATGTTGGGGGATTATTATGTCAAGCATTATCCGCGCTTCAACAAGCTTAGCGGAGTTCCTATACAATTTAAAACATACGAAGATTATTTCGATAGAGACTTCGCCACTTATGATCAATTGGTAGAATGGTGCGATACCGCTGATCAGGAAGAAGTTGGGAAATACATTATTTTATTGCTTAAAAAACGCATAGAAAAAAAAGAATTGGATTATGGTCCATGCTCCACCGAATTGTTCACATCAGATCTGCCGCCGATTAGAATATATAAGAGAATTTTTGGCAGTTACAAAAAAGTCTGCGAGCAGTGTGAAGTAAAGCCAATGTTTGGATCAAATCTGCCGAAAGAATTTCATAACGACTATCGAGAAGTCAAAATTTTGATTGATACTCGTGAGCAGCAGCCGTTAAAATTTAAAAACTCTGCCCCTTTAAAGTTAGATGTTGGCGATTACTCTGTCACTAAAGAGAACTTCCAATATACATACGTTGATAGAAAATCATTCGCTGACTTTTGCAGCACTTTGTCGGCGGAATATAAAAGATTCGTTAGAGAGCTCCAAAGATGCAGACAAGCAGAATGTTTCTTGTTTATTGTGGTCGAAAGCGATCTGCATAAGATGAGAGAGGCTAACAGGTATGCGCCCAAAAGATTTAATTTGGATTATATATTCCATAACATGAAAGAACTACAAAGAGACTTCAGAGATTGTTGTCAATTCGTATTTGCTAAAAACAGAAGCAGTAGTCAAATACTTACCCCGAAACTGCTTATGCTTGGTTCGAAAATGTGGGATGTGGATGTCCAATACTTTTTGGATGCTGGAGAAATGAACTACTTTGAAATTAAATAATTATGGCTTGGGAAAAAGGACATCAGACTTTACATAAAAAATTCGAAAATGTAAATCAAGAAATCTTAGATACGAAAGGTTTTATCGAAGAAGAGAAAGCTAAAGTGCTTTTGTATAAGTTTTTGAAAGAAAATCCGTCTTTTACTTCTGAGCTGATTTCTGGAGTTTCTTTATTTCCATTCCAGCACATGGCAATCAAAGCTATGATGGAAACAGATTACTTTTTGGGGATCTGGAGTCGGGGACTTTCCAAGTCGTTCACAACAGGCGTTTTCGCCGCGATGGATGCCATCTTAAATCAAGGTGTTTATATCGGCATCATATCCAAATCTTTCCGACAAAGCCGAATGATCTTTAACAAGATCGAAGAGATAGCAAAAGGCCCAAAAGCAGGGTTCCTCGCTCAGTGTATCACTAGAGTAAACAAATCAAATGACCAGTGGGTAATGGAAATAGGCCGCAGCAAAATTATC